TCAGAATTAAAAAACTTTGTGGCATCAGGCACATCATTTTCCGCAAAGCCGGGCGAACATGATGACTTAATTATGTCCACGCTTCTAATATTACGCATGGCAACAACAATATCTTCATGGGATCAAAAAGTTTTTGAAAGATTGCGTGATGCAGAATCGGAAATAACCATGCCTATGCCTATATTAATATCCACCTAATATCAAGCAAAATACCGGCCCTAATAAATAGTTTATATGGATCTTAATTTAGTAGCACAGGATTTATTTGACGAACTAAAGTCAAGATATGCCCAATTAACTCTAGGTGACGATCAAGCACAGGTTACAACAGACCCCCAACTAGCAAGGTTTTTTAAATTTAATTGGAACAATAACCCTGTTTCAGTGTCAATAGATGAAGAAAATGTTAGATTAATATACAACAGATCCCTTACAGATTCAGTGGACAGCGAACAAGAAGCAGAATGGTATGAATTTTCACGTGCTATGAAGGAGTTTGCTGTAAGCCATAATTTAGGATTCAAGCCACAGGATGTGGAAAAATTAGATCTTGAACAAGGGGACTTTGAATTTTTATCTCAAGTAAATACAGTTAAGGAAAACAAAATGCACGGCACAACAAGAACATCATACAGACCGTTAGACAAAACCAAAATGATTATAAGACACAATAAAAGTGTTGATGAAGGCATTCCCGGAGCAAGATCAAGAAACATTAAAGCAATTTTCATTGAAAACAATCAAGGCGAAAGATTTAGATTTCCATACAATTATTTGAATGGCGCAAGAGCAATGCAAATGCATGTTGCTAAAGGCGGCAATCCATATGATTCAATTGGCGAAGCAATAATCAACACAGTTGAAGACATAGCCAAAATGAGAAAATTCACACAGTATGCACAGCGTAACAAAATGATTGATGAATCAACCCAACAGTATGTTGATGCGGCGCACATGAAGATACAAGACAGCAAAAGACTTTTATCTCAAATACAAAGATCAACCACTTACGAATCAGCTGTTGAAATGTTATCAAATGTTACAGAACAAAATGATCAACACACAGTTGACACCTTGGTGAAAACTTTTACCAAAGAAACTTTTGATGAAGCCTTGGTAGATGCATTTAAAATACTACCTATGCTTGAACTAAAAGGCGACGATGAAGAAGACACAAAGTCAAGAACAGATGTAATGAAACAAACTTCTACAGCGGCAAGATTCAAATCATATGTTGATTCTTTTGTCAATTCACCTGAGTCTAAATTAATTTTGAGAAAAGATGATTCATTTGATGACTTTCAAAATAATTTAAGGTCACAGCAAAAAGATACTAATGCTAAACTTGGCACAATTATGAGAGATATTGCTGGCAGATTCCTTTCAGCAGATCCAGCCGATGATGCCATATCAAATTTTGCATCAGATATGGAACAGCAATTATCAATGAGTGGTGAACTTTTTGCAAAGCCAAATCCGGAACTGAAAGCTCTAAAAGGCACTGCGATTAAATTAGCCAACAAATATCTCACAGACATGAAAAAAATTAAAACGGATGACGCATACAAAGATCAAGTGCGTAAATCCCCAGAAGATATCAAAGCATTCAAAGACATCAAGGGCAAAGAAATAGATAAAGGCAAGTTAGCCAAACAGTACAAAAGAAAATATAAAGGTGAAACTGCTGAACTAGAATCATGGATGGATGGTAGAATAGCAGAAATGATGAACAATCTAGATCCAGATAACATCGAAGCATCTGAACATCAAGATGCATTTGAATTATTAGAGCCAACATCAAAAAGTCCAGCCGCAGACAAAATTGCACAACTAGCCATTGCTAGGAAAAAAGAAGGCGACGACATGGACTATGAAGATATGATTAAAGCTTCGGAACTTATTAGACAAGATAGACTAGAAGAACTTGGTGCATTCATATACGACTTGGACACAGATCCTAGAGAAGAAATTATGTCAATGATAGAAAAGTTCGAACCTGATACTTTCAAAAAAATGTATGGCGATCAAACTGGTTACATGAGTCTAATGAAACCAAAAGGGATGGAATCTACAGAAGAAACAGTAGAAGAAATCCTAAAATTATCAGGCATAAAATAAATTCTTGACAAAACAAGAACAATGCGTATATAATATGCATTACAGTGATACACACTAGGCAACACAAAGGAGGCTTACATTATGGCAACACTGGCAGACATAAGAGCAAAACTCCAGGCTCAGAACTCTAAACCAGCAGGTGAGGGGCAAATTGGAGACAACGCAATATATCCACATTGGAATATTCCCGAAAATTCAGAAGCAGTACTTAGATTTTTACCCGATGGTGATTCTAACAACACTTTCTTTTGGACTGAAAGAGCAATGATCAAACTGCCTTTCAATTCAGTGAAAGGTGACGCAACATCAGGCCCAGTACAAGTGCAGATTCCATGTATGGAAATGTATGGAGACGCATGTCCTATACTTGCAGAAGTGAGACAATGGTTCAAAGACAAATCATTGGAAGACTTAGGCAGAAAATATTGGAAGAAACGTTCATATATTTTCCAAGGATTTGTAACTACATCTCCACTTCAAGAAGATGCACCCGAAAATCCAATACGTAGATTTATTATTGGTCCGCAGATTTTTAACATCATCAAGTCTGCACTTATGGACCCAGAAATGGAAGATCTTCCAACTGACTACACAAGAGGCGTAGACTTTAGGATCAACAAAACTACTAAAGGTGGTTATGCTGACTATTCCACATCCAAGTGGTCAAGAAAAACAACTCCACTATCAGAAGAACAAAACAAAGCCATTGAGACACATGGTTTACACAATCTTGGTGACTTTTTGCCTAAAAAGCCAGGCGAAGTCGAAATCAAGGTAATGGAAGAAATGTTCAGAGCATCAGTGGATGGTGAGCCCTATGACGCAGAAAAGTATTCACAGTACTTTAGGCCCAATGGCATCAAAGCGCCAATAACAGGAAGTGGTACAACAGCACAAGAACAGCCACAAGCAGTGAAGGAAGAAACTGCACAGCCAACTGTAACTGCGACACCCGAGCCTACTCCTGCTCCACAACCAGTACAACCTGTAGAACAGCCTGCCGCCACAAATGGCAGTAACTCCAAAGCAGAAGATATTCTGGCAATGATCAGAGCAAGACAACAAAAATAATCACACACTATGGGGGGCAAAGTCCCCCCTACTTGGCATGATTTATATTAATGGTGATAGTTTTACAGCAGGCGCTGGCGTAAGAGAAGAAAGTGGCCCTGAATCAACATGGCCGTATCTTTTGTCTAAAAAAATGAATTTGCCTATCAAAGAAGAATCAAGAAGTGGTTGTTCAAACTATAGAATATTCCGTTATGCATTACAAGAAATATTAAGCAACCACACACTAACACATGTTGTAATAATGTGGACTTCATATGAAAGACAAGAATTTTCAATACAAGGAAAAAATGAAACTTTCCTGCCTTCTAGTGCAATCAAGACAGGACAAATTTATCTTAAAAAAATTTATGAAGTTGCGTTCAAATATGCCTATGATGAAATATATCTATACCAAAATTGGTTGCGACAAATTATTGCTATCAATGAATTATGTAAAGCAAGGCATATAAAATTTATTTCTATGAATTATGGTGGAATAGATGGATCTATACAAGAGGCTATCGATCTAGACTGGTGGGACAATCAGTATGATAGTTTCTTGAAAAGAATGCCAAACTTCGTTGATGATAATAAATGTAAACAAAAATTTAATCAAACCAAAATTTTACATGATGCATTACCACCTATGTATTTTTTGAAACCAGATAAATCATGGTTAATTAAAACAGGTTGGGCTAAAAACCATCCAACCAAAATCGGACACGAACACATTTGTGAATACGCACACAAGTTATTGACAAATGAATAATAAAATGTATACTAACATAAGGAGAACAAAATGGTCAAACCGTTTGATGTAACAAAATTTAGAAAGTCTATAACAAAATCCATTGATGGACTAGGCATTGGATTTAATGATCCTACAGATTGGATATCTACAGGCAATCATGCACTTAACTATTTGATATCCGGAGACTTTTACAAAGGCATTCCACTTGGCAAAGTTACGGTGTTTGCAGGCGAATCAGGATCTGGCAAATCATATATTTGTTCAGGCAACATTATCAGAGAAGCACAAAAACAAAACATATTTGTAATTTTAGTTGATTCCGAAAATGCACTAGATGAAGCATGGTTAAAAGCAGTAGGAGTTGACACTGCAGAGGACAAGTTGTTGCGATTGGGCATGAGTATGATTGATGATGTTGCAAAAACAATATCTAACTTTGTAAAAGAATACAAAACTGATTATAGCGATAAAGATCCAGCAGACAGGCCAAAAGTTTTGTTTGTATTAGATTCACTTGGTATGATGATGACTCCTACAGATGTAGATCAGTTCAATAAAGGAGACATGAAAGGTGACTTGGGTAGAAAGCCTAAGGCGTTGACAGCACTGGTAAGAAATTGTGTAAACATGTTCGGCAGTCTTAATGTTGGCATGGTAGCAACCAATCATACATATGCATCGCAAGACATGTTTGATCCAGATGATAAAATTAGTGGTGGACAAGGATTTGTGTATGCATCAAGTATTGTTGTAGCAATGAAAAAACTTAAATTAAAAGAAGATGAAGCAGGCAATAAAATTACTGACGTCAGGGGCATCAGAGCCGCATGTAAAGTAATGAAGACAAGATTTGCAAAGCCTTTTGAAGGTGTACAAATAAAGATTCCATATGAAACAGGCATGGATCCTTATTCTGGTCTGTTAGATCTTTTCGAAAAGAAAGGCCTTATTACACAACAAGGTAATCGTTTGAAATATATAACAGCAACTGGAAAAGAGATACTTGACTATAGAAAAGCATGGGGCAAGGACAACTTGGAAATTGTCATGCAAGAGGTAAGTAATCAGGTTGCATTAGATGAACATGCCACACCGGAAATAAATTTAGAGGAAGAAGAAGCAGTACAAAACATAAACAATGGAGACACAGATGCTAATTGATGTTTGGGGTTTGATGAAATCATACGTATCAGCTAAGGACAAATCCGTGGTGGCGGAAAAGTTTGTTGACATTGCTATGGATAATGGCGTTGAAGATGAAGAACTTAAAGAACTAATCGGACACGATGACGATCTTGATGAAGCCATAAGATATAATTTAGACATCGAAGAGGATGAAGAAGATTTCGAGGATGCCTAACTGGTTCTCTCAAATATCACAGGATATAACAAAGATTCCCGATGCTATTGCT